CTTAACTACTAACTATCAGCAGCCAGTTTCTTAAAGTAGTCCATCGCATCATCTTCCGTATCAATCGGAGTAGATTCAGCTGATGCAACTACAGGTTCATCAGCAACTGACTCTTTGTTTACATCTGCCCAAGGAACTTCTTCCATGTCATTTGCAACTGATTCAGCTGTTGAGTTAGTTACTGCACCTGTTAATCCAAGAACTCTATCGAGTTTCTCTTTTAACTCTTCGTAAGATTTAAACTCACTTGGTGCAATAATTCCACTTAAGCTATGTAGGTTGTTTACCACATCTACAAGCTTTTGCTCATCATCAAATAAAGGTGCTTGTGTATCAAATTCAGATTTGTCATAGTTCCAGTAACCATCTACCTTTCTAATTTTAATCTTAAAGTTTGCACCTTCTTCTCTGAGGTCAAAAGGATTGATTGCTTTCTCATCTTCAAATGCTGGTGAGATTGCTTCCTTGAGTGCTTCAAAGATTTTTTTACCGTAACGATATTTGAATACTTTACCTTCGTTAGCAGGATTTTTAGGGTCTGAGATAACAAGGATGTTAGACACATAATGTAAACGTCTTTTCTGTTTACGTGCTTGGTCTTTGTTTGCCTCAACACCAGTATTCCATAACTGAGTATTGTATTCAGACACAGGGTCTTGTTTATTGACAGTCGTTAAAGACTTCTCAATATACCATCCGCCTGGGCCTTGGAAACCGTGGTCGAAATAAGATACCCATGGCATCTCTTCTCCCTCGGGGGTGGGTAAAAAACGAACTACAGCGTAACCGTTACCACTCTTATCGAGTTCGGGTTTCCACATAGTATCGTCTGAGTAGGATTTTTTTTCTCCGCCTGTTGGGGAAGCTGTTTCCATTGCAGCTCTTAGTTTATCTAAACTACTTGACATTGTATTCTCCTATTGTATTACAATTGTATTTGCATTTTATCGCATTATATCAAGATACTCGTAAGTATCCATTCTTCACTACTTTCATAGTATAATTCATTATAGTCTACTTTCATGAAACCGTCAATAGGCTTTTTCAATAGACTGTAATGTATTATTTAGGTAAAGCTAAAACTCTTATGTAGAACATATTTCTAGAAGTTTTGCTTTGTATTTCTTTTGGTCGTATGTTACAAACGACTTGTATTTGTTAATTCTAATGTGTAAGTCGGGATAGACTACCTTCTCTGAGATAAGTCTTTCCCAATCTTTAGTGAAACCAATTATCTCATCCATGATGCAAATGGTTTCTAAACTTACATCCTTACTCATGTAAGCTTTCAGTAGTCTAGGGTGTTGACCATCTACTACCTTAAGTTGTGTTTGAATCTTGAACTTTCGTATCAAGTCATTCACCTCTGTTTCAAACATATAACCAAGCTTCTGATTTCTCTTCTTCCATTCCTTATATCTCTTATCACATTCTTTGTCTAGAAGGTCACCCGCCCAGAAATCTTTGTAAGATAGATTTGCAATGTAGAAGTCTTGTAGTTCTTGTTTATATGTTCTGAACAACTTACCAAAATGGTATTTGTCTTTACGTTTAAGAAAGGATTTGATATCCGACTTTACTTTTCCGTTGTACTTGACGAAATCATAATCCTTAGAGTGGAAGTGAAGTTTTATACCTAAGTATAAAGTGTACGCATCATATCCTTCTCTAGAAGTCATTAAGTAATAATCTTCTTCTCTGCTGGAACTTCAACTCTAGGAGCTTCTTTCTTTCCTGTTGCAATGTCATATGCGTCAGCAACACCTTTGTTTGATTCTGTCACAAACACATAGTTGTTAAACACAATCGACTCGGGAGCTTCACATCCTGTTACCGCTACACCTCTTGCAAATCCCATCCCACCATCGGGGTTTGAAACTATCATTTTTGGTTGAGTCAATGTAATAGTTGTATCCAACTGACTGTCGAACTCACCTACGTACTCACCACTAATTGCCACTACTGTGACTGTATCACCTTTTTTCATAATTACCTACTTGTTAAAGAAACCTGTAATGGTTCCTTGTGCTGATGAACCCCTGTTTATCATTTTCAAACCAGTTGCTTCTGCTTCTAATTTTTCTTTGAGAGGTTGGGATATTAACCTCTTTGCTGATTCGGGTTCGACCTTGTTATCGTCACAAACTTTTATGATTGCTCCCATAACATCTGTCTTACCACCTATCAATAACTTTTCCACTTGTTCCGTAAATTCTTTTTTACTTATCATCGGTACAGTGCCTCTCCGTCTTTGATAAACGAATGTGTAACTTCTGTAAAACCTTTTCTATCTGAAATCCAATCCTCTTCATCATCAAATGTTTCTGAGTACTCAATGAGTTCTCTAATAGCATCATCAACATGATAACCATTGAGGTGTGCATAGTGTGGGTCAATTACGTTTTCTATTTCAAAACCAACTTCGACTTCTCCATCCTCGATGAACTCTTCAATCATGGTATCACATATACCTAAAACGTCTAGTGCTTCTGCACTGATTCTCTTTTCTTTTATTAATGAAACATGATGTCCTTCATGCACTCTTATTCTGATATCTTCCATATTATACTCCGTGAAGGTTACCGTACTGTTCTCTTAACTTATATAAATCTTCAACATAGTCCATAGGGTCTGCTGAGAAGATTTGAAAGCTCCCGTTTTCTAGACTCACAATAGCAGTAATCTCTTCGATTGGTGTTCCTGTAAGTTCTTCCACCATAACTGCATATGCAGTCATTTGATAGAACCAAGGTTTTGCCATATACTCTTCCTTAAAAGAAGCTGAGGTCTTGAAATCTATAATGGATAATGCATCTTCGAACACTCCGATGCAATCCACACGTCCAGCCATTTCCAAGTGCCTAGAGAGCAATGGTGCCTCTAAAGCAATCGGTACTATTTCATCTAGTACTGGTTGAACTCCTTTAAATCTGTTTTCTTCGATGATGTCGGTAAAGGTCAATTCCTTTCCTTCATATCTTAGGTAGTCTTCTACGACTTGGTGGAATGATGTACCACGTTTGGCTGCACCAGTTGATATACGATTGGCTGTATCTTCACCAACTCGTTCTCTCCACAATTTGATATGTTCTCGATTGAGTAAACCAACAACGGTTGTTACACTTGGATAGTGAAAGTCTTCATCACCATTTGTGTAAAATCTCTTACCGTCTTTTTGAACGGTATGTAAATCTAAGTGTTCTAATTCCCACAGTTCTAATAAATTACTCATAAGTCTATTCTACTTCTTTCTTGATTGAATGTCTAGATGCTTTTTAACTATTTCTTTAGTCTTAACTTCTTTGACTCCACGTTGTCTATGTCTGTCCATAGGTGAGCCTGGGTTTGCAGAAGAAATTTTATTGAGGACTTCTTTGAAGCCATTATCGAGTTTCACCCTGTCACCATGACCACCAACAATGCTTGGCGTTCCAAGTATAACTTGTTTGAGGTGTGGGTTGTCTTCTTTGAATTGGTCGAGTTTGGTATAAGACATATTATGCTCTTCAATCTCACCAGTTTCATTATTTAAAAAATCATATAGAGGCATACATAAACTCGGGTGTTGGTCTTGCAGTCCATACTGCAAAATCTTTTTTGTATTTGTTGTAGTATTTATGGTAACCATCTATAGATGATTTCATTTTGACATCATCGGGCATACATTGAGGTGGTTCTCTCCATGCACAAAGGTCAATATTGTTTGGTAACTGGTTTAGTAAATCCAGTAGTTTTTCCTGCGTTAAATGGGCCCTGGCATAACGATGGGTGTACTCCTTACACAAAGCTGCAAATAGGTCATATACAAATTGGTAGTGAACTGCGTTCTCTCGAACCCATATATTGGATGGGTGGTTGACGTGTGAAGCCTTGTATAAGTTTTCCATTTCACCTTCAAGTCTCCATCTTTGAATTCTACGACCACTCGAATCGTCAATATAATGTTTACCATCTAACATTCTATGTGCAGTGGACAAAAGCTGAGCGTATTCTATAATCATTTTGACTACATGTTTGTCGCAATGTAGTTCAGCTGCAATTTCGGGTTCTTCGTGTAAGTAAAATATATTCATTTGTAAAAGATGTGGTTGTTAATAGTTACAGTCTCATTCAATGAGTCGGCCCAATACGGATGTACACTGTCATTATGATAATGTGTGGCACCCTCGGTGATATCACCGTAATTATTCCATATAACTGCCCTTGCAGTCATAAGTGCAATATCCCATGTGACACTATCTTCGGGTATATCGGATTTACCATCACAAAACCACGAAAATTGACACATATGCCTCACTGGCATTGGATTGCCTTTCCAATTGGTGGCCCACTTGGCCTGAAAAACAACTGCACAAATATCATCGGGGTAATCTCTACTTTTTACTCGATTTTGCACGACTTGTGCTACTGCAATTTTACCAGCTACCGGCTGATTACCTGCTTCGAAGTAGATATTCTTTGCCATGCAGAAAATTTCACCATTTGGGTCGGAGGCCTGAACCTTCTGAGAGAAGGAACCAGTCAAAAACCCTAAAATTGCACCAAAAACTAAATAGTAATGTCTCATTTTCATGATTTATACTCCACCCAAGCCTTAAAAACTGTTTCTGCCTGTTCCCTAGAAAAACCGAAGTTTTCCCTTAACCATCTTGGGGCTCCAAACATGTTAATTTCACCACTTTCCTGTAATAGGTCTAATTCGGGAAACCATTCTGCTGGTTCGAACGGCAAATCTGCCGATGATAGTTGATTTTGGTTCAAATGAAAATTACTCATAAGTTTTCTATCTCCTTCAGATGGAACTCAACGTCCTCGTCTGATAAATGTCCTAAGACATCACTAGTTACACTAGTATTATAACACAACTCACCGTTTTTGAGAACCGCCAATTCCCATAAATCGTTTTTTCCGCCATATGACATGTCATGCTTGACTACACTGGCACCGTAACCATTATGAAACTGGTGTACAATCTGTACACCGTTCAATTCTAACATTGTGTTCTCTTCAACAATCACGTGTTGTCGCCATCTTTATATTTGACATCATCTTTGTCAAACTGTTTACGTTTTTCCCATGGAAACGGTTTATTAATGTGTAAACCTGCGAAGGTTAAGGACGCCATAATTACACATAAGAGAAACCCACCAATCGCACTAATTTGTACTACTTCCTGTTCCATATTAATACCCACTCGTTGTGTGAGCGTATTCATCGGGACAAGCTTCTTCCCCACAGATGCATACGTTCTCATCAAATTCCAATTCCGTTTGGAATGGATTCATATCAGCAGCGTTGGTAGTACCATACGTTGCTAGATTCATGACATCGTCGGCTGTCAATTTACCTTCTGTACGTTCTGCAATTAGTTTTGCACTTTCGTAATCTAAACTCATATTATTCTCCTATGAATTTGCATTGTAGTCGGCTTTGATATTACCACCAACAATTAGGTTTACTAAATCATCTGCAATGTAGGACTTTCCACCTACATGCCATTGACATTCGTTTAGAGGGACATGTCCGTCCTTCCAGTTATAAATCGTGACCAGTTCACGGTCATAGTCATAGTCTTCCATACCTTCTTCTTCGAAGTACTTGACATTCAGCACCCACTCGCAATTAACCTTTGCATATGGGTCTGCATCTGTGTAGGTTGGTTTACCAAACAATGACACTAGAGTGTCATAACAAGTGGTTACATAACCTTTGAGTGATGTCCCGCCGACACCCTCTGATTCAATTTCGTATTCTTTTATTATCATATTGCATTTACCTCGCTAATTAATTCTGACACATCGCCCACCCATGTAGGATTGTCGATTTCATCGGAACGGAAAGTTCCCTCGATTTGTTCAATCGAAGTGATGTAGTCGAATGAACCATTCAACCCATTATACCTATTGACATGTTTCATGACCAATGCAGCTGCACTAGCCTCAGTCAAACTAGGTGCATGGTAGTAAGAGTGTTCGCCCTCACCATAAGCATTCTCCTCGTACACGAGGGTTTCGACATCGAACCCAATGACGTAGTCTGACCCGCCCTTGAACTTATGGAAGTTGTCTCCATACTCTTCAAGATTTTGGGTGGTGATTACATATTGGTTTCTCATAATTCTTTCCTTTGTTTTTTCATTATATACATAGTATATCAAAAAGCCAGGGCCATTGTCAAGGCATTCTTAATTAAAAATAGTAGACCTACTGCATTGAGTAGTATCAATGCCCTGTCGTTCCATATAAAGGACACCCACAACCACAAAGTAATTCCAATCATAGAAAGACCTAGGTCATAGTGTGCCATACCCTCGATACCTCTTAGAGACATCGCTGCAAGAACGAATACACATGCAGCCCACTTAACATACCAATCAGTGGTATGCTTAGGGGTTACACTTTTTTTCAACTTTTTCATTTCAGATAATCCGGCCCGTACTTTCTCATTCCAGTGATTTTGTATCCACCGTCCATGAAGAGATTTCCTCTTGCTGAATTTAATGCTGGGGTTGCCCATCCAGCAGACATAAGAACGTCACCACACAAAAAGGTAGTATCTTTCTTATTAGTCCATTCTGACTTATTAATGAAACCCCAAACTGATTTTTGGTTTCCACTGTCGGTGATAATCTTAATATACTTCCTAGACACTTTATAAGAGTAGGAATAATCAGTAAGAGTTGGGAACTGCTCAAGATGAGCAGCCGTCAAGTCTTCAACCAAGTTGTCACACAATTGAAGCAACTCTTGTTCTTGGTTTACTTCGTTCACTAGTGCTGACAATTTCATTACGCTGCCTCCAACATAGTTAAAGGAACTGAATATCTACCCTCTGGCAGTTCTACAGTTGCTCTTGATATCTTGACTTTAATTAAAGTCCCCAAAGTCCTTT